GCCATTATGGTGAGTGGCTCTATCTGTGGGAGTCTTTGACGGCAAGTTACGATACGTCCGTGAAACTAGATGGCATGGTGGGTGGTTCTCTGGGTGGAACGTCTACTGCTGCGTTGGCATGCAACGGTCGCCCGAACGTTCTCTACATCCCTCTCCAGTTCTGGTTCAACCGCAATGCTGGTCTGGCCCTGCCCTTGATTGCTCTCCAGTATCACGAGGTTCGCTTCAACATCACTCTCGCGGATTCTACAGACCTGGTTTCCAGCACGAACTTCAGCAGTGTCAGCCAGGCTGCAAACGCACTTCCTCCCCCGCGTGACATGGCTCTCTACCTGGATTACGTGTATCTTGACGTAGATGAGCGCCGCCGGTTCGCACAGGAGAGTCACGAGTATCTGATTGACCAACTCCAGTATACTGGTCAGCAGACGATTACGACGTCCTCTGCACGCATTGATCTGACGTTGAACCACCCTGTGAAGGAACTGGTGTGGGTCTTCCAGGATGCGCGCAAGACAGATTGCGGGTCTACGGTTACGACGAGCGCCGGTTACACTCAACCGTTTAGTTACGACGACGTCGTGAATCGCTGCCGTCTGCAGCTGAACGGTCAGGATCGGTTTGATGAGCGTTTTGGTGACTATTTCTGGAAGGTTCAGCCTTACCAGCACCACACGGGTGGTGCTTTCTGGCCTACCAAGAATGCACAGTCGTTTGCCAACGCGCTCTCTGTGTCTGGCACCCCAACTGCTCTAACCGGATCCTTCACTCTGAATGCTGCAACTGCCACAAGCCACACGTTTGCGCTGACTGCAGGAACAATTTCACCTGGAATGATTCTCAATGGTGCAGGCGCAACAGACCTTATCATTACCGCGGTGTCCTGGACCACGTCGACAACTGGAACTATCACCACTGCATCTTTTACTTCAACGGCCACTGCATACACATCATCCTATCCGTCCAGTTTAACGTTCCGTGCAGCCGACACGGAAGCATTTACTTCCACGGGCACCCTTACCACGTTGGCCCAGACCTTCCAGGCAGCTAACCCGATCAACATGTATTCATTTGCGATCAGCCCCGAGGAGCATCAGCCGTCTGGAACGTGTAACTTCTCTCGCATTGACACGGCAACGCTGGTGTTTGATAGCATAACGTCTGGTGCAGCAGGCACCTTCCCCAGCAAGAGCTTCCCTTACAACTTCCGCGTGTATGCCGTGAATTACAACATCTTCCGCATCATGAGCGGTATGGGTGGTCTTGCTTACAGCAACTAAGTATCATATATACAAACCATGTACTGGGGTCATCATCTTTTGCTAAATGCTCGTCGTTGCGTCCCTGCAACGGTTCGTTCCAAACCTTTGATTGAGGAATTTAGTCGTGAATTGGTCAAAAAGATTGATATGGTTCCCTATGGCAAACCCAAGGTGGTCATGTTTGGCAGTGGAAACAAGAAGGGATATACGTTGGTTCAGTTGATTGAAACATCGAATATCACAGGTCACTTTGTAGAAGAGACGGATGACATGTATTTGGACGTCTTTTCATGCAAAGATTTCGCACCCAAGACTGTGAAGGAGGTAGTAGATTTCTATTTTGGTCCTGCGATTGTAGATACCAAGTTTGTATCTCGTGATGCATCTATTCGTATGCAGTAAACTTGGGGCGGAAACAATTGAGCGACGCAAGAACTGCAAATCCCACAACCGAGACAGACAAACACCACCCAATCATTATAAAACAAAAACAACATAGCAATAAATGGGTATTCCACGCATTTATTGGTATGTTTTGCTGATTGTGATGCTAGAGACTCTGGCAATGGGATGCTTCAAACGGAGCATTGATAACAATGCATTCTTTGCTCTTGGAGTCCTGTTTTATGCTGCAGTAGGATATCTGTTGAGACTCACAATGAATGCAACTGGCATGGCAATGACGAACGCATTATGGTCAGGTATGTCAGTGTTTGCAACAACAGTTGTGGGTATTCTGTTGTTTAAGGAAACTCTTCACCTTCACGACTACTTTGCCATTGCGATGATTGTTACAGGTGTGATGATTTTGAAAGTCACCGACTAAAGATTTTTGTATTGGGACTACAGGTTCCAATGCCTAGTGTTTGTTGCATCATAATCGGTGCTGGACCCGAACCTAAGCATTTGTCATGTTCATGACCCAAAGAGTGTCCCATCTCGTGTGAGACCATATACTGTCGGTATTCTACCAACGGTAACTTTGAAGGAGTTGCACCGTGAATCCAACGATCCGCATTCAACCATATCATATCCCCACCCAATGTTGCACAAGACAGCATTCGATCACATCCTTCAGTTTTTAATGTGGAAGGTGTAGATAACCGAATTACCTTTGCTCGACCTTTGGGTGTATACACAAATGTATGCCACTGTGCCCACCCATCGGGATCTGCCAGATAAATTGCTATCTCGTCTTGAAACTGTTTTGGATCGTAGTCGACATCCGAATCTACAACCGTTCTGTACCGGATTGTCTTCATTGTCTAGAAAACGGAAACCTTTCTTCGTAAATCTTGTACTCTATCCAAAAATGAATCGAATTGTCAAGACCGTTTGTCCTCTTCCTGCTCGCGTGATGAGCATGTGTGAGACAGGTTGTATTTATAGAGAACCCGAGTTCAAGCACATGCGCTGCCCCAAAGCAACCAATGTGAGTCCTTGTGCTGCTCCTTGTCCGCCTAACATTTGCGATTGCAAGCATCTCGTCAAAATCAACCTGCCTTTCGTAAAGAATCTTGAACTGTCTCTACAATGAAGTGTTCTCATTGCAAAAAGAAAAGTCATCTGGAGTTCAAGTGTCAATGTGAAAAGGTGTTTTGTATTCATTGTCGCTTACCCGAAGTTCATGTCTGTCTAAATTACGTGTCTAAACCAGTTGATTTAGTCGCAGTTGTGGCACCCAAGGTCCAGAAGATCTAGGTGGTGGTGTTCTCGGTTCAGACAGAGTTTCTGCATCAGATTCCTCGTCTTCAGAATCTGATTCAAAGTAATCACCATCAAGTGTAATTGCGAGAAGTTCCATAATCACTTCTGCACTGGATTGCGACATTCCATGGCGTTCCAGAATCCGCACATCAATCTCGCCTTCCCAAGACTCATCATCCAACAAGTTACTAATCTGTGAGGAATACCGAACAGACACAACAGTTCTCTTATTTCCATTGCGAATGTCCTGAAAGGTCACGTGATACAAAGAACCGGGAAGTACTTCCTGAATATGCGTGTCCAGAAAATCATTCAACTCCAACTCTTCTACTGTGTCGGTAACTGCGTTCTGAAGACTTCTCATTTTGATCGTGGGGAAGGGAAAAAGGGTTTCCCCTCATTTTTCCGTTTTGATGAGTTGTTTAGCACGCGCGGTGCCAGTTCCACGGGTCGTTCTCCACCAGGTCTTCGTACGGACCCAGAGCAGCACACTCGCGGCACATCCAACCGACATCCGTCTTCAGCGGACTGACGCGATGGGACAGGCACATGCAGCAGTCCAGGTGAGGATTCTTGCTGCGAGTCTGGTATCCGCGCACCAGTGCCTGCATCAGAGTTGCGCCACGTCTGCGCTGGGTCTTGAAGACCCTGATGTCCCGCTGGATCCACCATCTCATGCCGAGTGCGGCCGCCTCCTCCGCAATCGGTGCGAGCTTCCGCCGCTTCGCATCCACCTCACGCTGCTGCTCGGCCTGCTCGCGAACCTCACGGTCCTGCCAGTAGGCCTCCACATCTGCGCGATAACGCCCGGCACGAAGCGCCTTGTCCAACTCCACCCACGCGAACAAGTCGTCGTCACTGTACTTCCACGGCTCGTCGGCCATGTCGCGGTACAACGCGACAGCACTATGCTCTGTGCGAGCAATAGGCTGATAGGAAGATGACTGGGACACACCCGTCGTCATCAGATCACCCCAGCTTGATGCTGCAGGATCTACTATCGCAATGCCTCCAGTTTTACGTGTAGAGACTGCACGGGTGTTTGCGGTCACCAGCCGATTTGCCCAGGTATTTGCCATGTTGAGAGGAAGTCTATGGTCCGTGGCACTCACAAATCCGTTTTGAAGAGTTGCGCATTTTTATGGAAAAATAAACACATATACATTTGTAGCAGGTTTCTGCTTACTTGGTGACAATCACGCGATCGTCTCCACGTGGAATGTAGGGTCTGTGCGTAACGTACTTGAACGCAGCATCATTTACAACCTTGGTCTTTGTCTCAGAGAGACCTGATGACACGTGGAAGGATGCCAGAAGTGTCATCTTGTGCACTGTGCACCGACGATCCGTGTACAAGACCTTGTCGAACTGACGAGTGATCCACGCGTCATATGGGAACAGTCGCACACACAGTCGGGCAAGTAGATCAGTCTTGCGAACAACCAAATCCACCGGAACAGGAGAAAGTGTCCAGACAGGGTCCATCGTCTCTCCCTCGTCATCCCAATCATACTGACCCACTCCAACTCTCCAATTCCAACCCTTCTCACGAATCATCGCGTCGTGTTCCGCGTGCACATCCCTCTCTGCCATGGTCATCTTGTTCAAGTCACGAATGTACTCATCGTGTGTCTTGCTATAGAACCGAGCATTGTACGACCAAATGGGAACTGTAACAACCTTGACCGGTACACGTGACATGACGACCTGTGCGCGCATGTCATCCAGCAAAGAGTCTCGCTTTGCTTCTACATCCTTGACAATCACATCAAAGAGACAGTCGTTGTAATCTTGAAACTGTGACTTCTTCA